GACCTGTATTATTCTGTGGGTTAGCACCATCTTCAAAAAAGCCATAGCCGTCAAACCCTTTTAATTGTACAAAAGATGACCAAGTACCAGAAGAATTAGTAAGCTCTATTTTATATCTATAATCTACCCAAACTATTTCAGTTGCATAATCTCCGTCAAATGTATGTAGTAAATAATCTCTTACTATTTCCCCTATTTCAAATGTAGCGTTCTGTTCTACTGCTGATGAGGTTAATGTGAATTTATTAGCTCTTGTGTTATTAGAGCCATTATCTTGTACTCCTGTATATACATATAATTCTAAATCTACCTTAACTAAGTTTGTGTTAGTAAAGTTTATGTAATATGGACTTCTTGCGTTTACTTTGCTCATTTGCTTATGTTTACTTGTATTTGTTTTTCTATTCCTATTGAGTATGCTTCTACTAATTCATCTGGCAATCTCTTAAATGCAGCAGCAAAAGGTTTTGTAAAAAACATACTTGGTCTAATTCCTTTCTTATATATTGATTTAGCTATTGCATAATTCAATCCTTTTCTCTTTTCAAACTTACCACCTTTACCTCTTGGTGCTATTCCCTTTCTAATAGTCCATTTGTCAAATGCCTTAGCTGGTGGCATCTTGTTTGTGTATTTATAAGGAGTATTATATTTCTTTTCAGTACCACTAACACCTCTATCTTGGAACTTTCCATAATCAACCATATCAAAGCCTAGAGATATTGTTGAACCACTCTGTGATATCTCATACCCTAAACTATTATATAGTTCCTTAGATACATTCTTTTTGCTTTTAGATAAATTGCTACGTGATTGTTGTATAACATATTTAGCAAACTTATTTAATTCATCTTTTAAATACTTATCTGCTAACATATTGTAATATCATTATGAATTAAAACATCCATTGTGGCAGCAAAGCCAGCAAGTCTATTATCAAACCTTTCATAAAAAGGCTCTAATGTTGCATCTCCTTGCAATTGGAATTTATCACTATACAATGTACCTCTACGTAATACCATTACTAATTTATTTAATACCGCTAATTGTGTATTAAGTACATCTTGCTCATTATTATTACCTACAAATATATCTGTTGTTTCATTTTTACTTTCATCTACAATATCCATAGCCATAACAGTTATGTTAAATAACAATACTTGTTCTTGTGTAGTAACATTGTTAATTATAATATGACATAAAGGAAATATACTTTGCTTAGATAAGTCTATGTCAAATATATCTCCTGTTGTAACTGTGTTTACATTAACATCACTTAAAAGCTGTGTCTTAATTGTTTCTGTTAATTGGTAAAATCCTCTTATCCCTGTTTGGCTCATTGATTATTGTTTTAATTATAATTGCTAAAAAAACTACTGATATACCTGTATGACATTCGCATAGTCCTAATAAGTGATGTATCATTTAAACTTGTTTTTTATTCTTGCTGATTCTATTTCGTTTTTCTCTTTTGTATATTCTAAATACGTTAAACATTGATGTACGTTTAGTTTAGTGATATTTTCAAATTTTGTAATATCTCCGTTAGCGATTCCATAGAGTGCGTTAAACCATCCCCATTTGGCTGAGAAAGCAGATGCTGTGCTAAAGCTATCTCGTTCTTCTTGCCCAAAGAGTTCATCATAACCAGAGATAATTCCTTGCCTAAATTGTAAAAAAAAACAATGGCACCTAAAACTACATCTAATGGAAACTCTTTAGCAATATCACTTGTGTCAGGATTATATTCTTTTATTTTATATCTATTACCTCTTCTATGTTCTATTGGTCTAAATAATACATTTATTGCTCTATGTAAATTATCATTATCTCCTATGAATGAATCTAAGTCCATATATTCTCCAAATGACATATCATCTAATTCTGGTATAAAACCATAATCAATTCCATTATGTGTAAACCTATTTATTAATTGGTGTTGTGAATCAAACATAGTATTTATTATCTCACAAATTTCTGCTATGTCTGTAGCTTTCATATTTCTAACTACAATCTCTGGCACATTACAAAATATCTCTACTATCTTTAATTGTATAGATGCATCATTAGTTTCATCTAACTTGCTTTCTAACTTTGCAAACTCTTGATATTGTGCTAAAGTAACATCATTTAAACTTGTTGGGATTCTTAGATTAACTTTCATAATTATATATAAACATTTTTTAATTATTTTTTGAGATTAGTAAACCGCATACCTACCAAAGTTTGGTCTACTCATTATTGAATAAGTCGCGTATCTTACAGCATCTATAATATGGTTGTTTTTATCTACTGGCTTATTAGTTAACTTACCTGTTTTATCTTCTAACCATTTATAGTTTCTAAATTCTCTTATGGCATTATCACTACTACTTGTTATATGTATTCTATATCTTTTCAATAAGTCAATACCTGCATTTATACTATCTCTACCTTTTAAGCTTGGTTGTATATTATGTCCCATTCTCCTAAGTTCATCTATAAGTCTAGGTTCTGCTGCATCAAAATATATAGGACTTCTTTTGTTTTCTATTACTTCTCTAAAGTGGTCACTTAAATCTCTAGTTGTCATCATTGTACGATATAAGTGTTCTTGTATGTATAAATTATGGTCTTTCTTATATACACTAACTAATGTGCTAGGGTCATTTGTATAACCAGCATCAGCTCCATAACTAACTAACTCAGCATCTTGTGGTATATGTGGTACCTCAACATAAGTAAATATAGTTGCTTTACTTAAGCCTTTCTCACCTAATCCATATATTTGCCAATATTGTTCGTCTGTTTCTCTTAGTAATTCTATTTCTTTTATTATAGACTTTTCTAAAAATGGATTATCTAAATATGTTGTCTTGTAAAACTCTACATCATCTCTAACTAATACTTTATCGTAGATCCAATGGTATTCATCTGATGGATTGTAGTCTAATATAATTTTTTCTTGTGTTCTAAATACTAATTGTTGCCAATCTTCAAAGTCTAATTCGTTAGCTTCATTTATAAATAATATATCTCTTTTACGACCTCTAATTTTTTGTGGTTGATCTACACTTATAAACTCGATGAGGTTGTTATTTAATTTGTATTCACTATTAGACTTATTGTGGTGTTCTTCTCTATATAAACCATATTGTCTTAATATAGTTATAAAGTCTCTCATTACTGTAGCTCTAACACTTGGGAATGTTTTTCTACAGATTGTTATAGTTTTATCTTGTTGCTTTAAACAGTATTCGAATATAATAAACAATAGTACATTATATGTTTTACCACTACGTGTACCTCCTTGTTGTACTACTATTTTTTGTTGACTATTAAGTAGATGTTTATAGACAATGTTAGTCTGTATCTTTTGTGTTGTCAATTATCTCTACTTTAAAGTTGTTAGGTAATCCGTCTGCGCCTGTTATTTCTTGTCTCTCGATGTAACCACGTGACTTTCCCTTAGTTTTTAAGTAGAATATCATTTCACTTGTCTTGCCTTCTCTGATGTTCTCAAATAACTTTGATTCAACAAAGTCTAATGCTATATTTTGTACGTCTTTTACTTCTGCAGCAAATTCTTTATCATCTTTCAACCAACCATAAAATGTTGTTCTACCTACTCCTACTTTTCTACAAGCTTCTGTTACTACACCTAAGGATTTTTCTAAAGCTGCTATTATAGCTTTTTTATGTTGTTCAGTTTTGTTCATATTAATATATAAACATTTATAAATAATTTTAACTCAACAATGTGTTTTTTACTTTTCTAATTAGTTTAGCACCTGGAACTTTAGCTATTTCTTTTTGTTTAATCTTATTAGTTAAAGATTTATCATATACTTTTAGTCTAGTATCTATAAAGTTTCTTATACTATCTCTATCCCAGTTTATTATTGTTTTATTTATTTCTGTTATTAGGTCTTTGTATTCTTCTGACTTTTGTTTTTCTAAGTTATCTTGTATGCCTTTAATTATTATACGTTTTTTTTGAGCATTGAATTTTTTAATAAATAAACTATAGTCATCTATTATTTTATCAAATATCATTTTATCTCTATCTTCTATACAATTTATAGTATTAGCATGATATATTGCTAAGTCATGATTTGCGTTTAATACTGCTGCTACTTTATCATAAGTATAACCTAATTCGTAACCTATCTTACAAAATACTTTTTTAGCATATACTATTTCACGTTTTCTACTTTTTGTTGCTATATCAAATTGGTAGTAATTATGTAACTCGTCTTTTAATTGTTCTAATGTCATTATCTTGTTATTTTACTATCTATCTTTTCTATTAAATATCTTAATTGGCCTTGTTCCCATGTTCCAAGTTTTACGCCATTAATTGTAAATTTATAAAAATCTTTTCTATCTGTTTCTTTTAATTCAATATTTATATACATAACTATTTATCTTGTTTTTCTCTACTTTTAATTACTCTGCTTTGTTCTTCTCTTAAATACTTTATTTCATGTTGTAAATAATCTAAAGCTTTTTCTAAATCTTGTATTTCATTACTTTTTAAATACTCATAGCCTTTTTTACCTGCTCTACAAACATATTTAATTATATTTCCTCTATTAAAATTTAATCTATATGCTTGCACAACATCTATTACTTCTATTCCTTGATCTGTTTTATAATGTAAACTCATATTTTTGTTCTTAGTTTTAATAAATTATAGCATTCTATATATTTTTGTTTTGCTTTACCTTTGTAATGTTGTATAAATAAATTATATAAATTCTTTACGTAACAAAATTTAGTATTGCATGATTTATAAAGTTTTTTAGCATAAGCTTTTCCTTTACCTTTAAAATAGTTAACATTGTCAGCTCCGTCACCAATAATCATTTGTTCGTAGAAATTATATAATGCTTGCTGTTCTGTTATATCATAAACTTCTCTATGTTTAAAATGATAATTATACATTAAACAAGGAAATTGTTTGTAATCTTTATCAATAGAAACTATCATAACTTTATTTCTACCTACTTCTTTAGATATATCATACCAATATTTAGCAACTAAATCGTCTGTTTCAATACCATAAGCAAATAAACCATTATATTCTTTTCTAACAAACTCATGCATTTGAGATAACAAAGGTGGTATCTCTGTATTATTTCTATTAGCTTTATATGTTTTAGTTAGTATCTTTCTAAAGTTTCCTTTAGATCCATTAAACGTATATATCTTTTCTATATCGTATAATTCTTCTAAGTCATTAACTATTTTCATATATTGTTGATCAAACTTAGCTATACTATCTTCTATATCTCTATAAAACTTATCACTATTGCCTTCTCTTTTAGCCCTTAAACAAGAAGCATAAACCAAACTATCTGCATCAATTAATAATATCATTATTCTTTTACAAACGTTCCATTTTGCATTTTACCTTTACGGTTTTTAATTTCATTATAAGCAGAGTGTATGCATTCTTCAATACTCATAGCATTTAAATGTGCTAAGTTAGTTAATACAACAACCATATCTCCAATAGCATCTTCTATTTCTTTTGGGTTTTGTTTTAATATTGCTTGTGCTAATTCACCTGCTTCTTCTATTAATTTAACATATTGTGTCTGTGCATTACCTTTATCGTATAATCCTCTATCTTTTGCCCAAGTTCTAATATTATCAAATATTTCTATATTTACTTTTGGTTTATTAACAACATCCCAAAAGTTTTTCAATGATTGAACATATATATATCTTTCATTATTATGTGCTGACTTAAAATTATTTCTTAAAATATAGTCTTTTACTTCATCATTTAACTCTATATTATATTCACTATCTAATTCTATATTAGTTGGCCAAGTATAATTATCAAAGCTTTTATTAAATGTCTTTTTAAATGTAACGGTTGTTTTAGTAATATGTATCATAAAATTATTAATTGTTTGTTTATACGTTCTTATATCATTTTTGTAGCCCAACTTATTTTGCCATTCAAATTCTAATTTAGAAGCTTCATCAATACATTTTGTTTTAGCTAATATTTCAAAGTCTGAATAACCTTGTTGGACTACGATTCTTTTTGCAGGATTTACAGTGCAACCTACTTTTACACCTTCAATATGGTATATGTAATACATTAAATTTTTATGTTAGATCTACCACACAAAGGATATAAGTAAGTGTGGTATTTCATACCTTTAGTAATTTTTTTATTTTTAAATATAATGGTTTCTTCAGCAATATGTTCTTGTTTGCCACAATAACCAATAACTTCTCTATCTGGTTTTTCTATTTTTATAGATCCATAATATTTGTTACCAACATGATAATCTACATGGTAACCTAAATGTTCGTATTTAACTCCGTAATATAAATTCATTGTATTTGTTTTATTGTTATATAGCTAATATACAAATAACTTGTTAATAAAAAAAATATTTATATGTTTTTATTATAGTGACGTTCATATATATGTAAGTTATGAGCATAGTGTGTATAAAAACCTTGCTCACTATTTAAACTATTAGCAACTAATTCATGTAATTTTAAGAAACAATAAGCGTCATTACAAAATCCAAACCATAAATCATTGCTTCTCATTAATACTGTCATGTGTAACTTATCTGAATCAGGTGTATAATAAAATTGTATTGATAAAGTACAAGGCGTATCTTTAGAATAGCCAGTATGTTCTTTACCATCATATATACTTATTACTGCACGTCTAGAATACTTATCACGTTTTAATTCTTTTATAGCATATTCCAATTGATTGTTTCTACTCCATTGCCAACCATAGTTTGAGTTAACATATCCACGTTCATCCATGTGGTTATACCAAATCTTAGCTACTTTAGCTATTTCAGTAGCATCACGGTTTTTAGATAAATACCATTCCCATTCTTTTTCTGCATAGTCTAATTTGAATCCACGAGTTGGTGTAGTTACTATTTTTTGATTAGTATCTAATATAGTAAATATTTGATTGTATAAAGCTTTAGTACCATTAGCACTAGGTTGTGAATCTAACTTTTTATAGTAATATTCAAAAGCTTCTGTTACGGTTTGAAATTGCCACATATTTAAAATAATAAAGTTTGTTTTGGTTCGTATACTTGTTTTTTCTTTGAAACTGTTTTAGACTTTTCTATTAAATCTTTAAAAGCTATATTTACATCACAATGTGATTTAGCAACATTATAAGCTAAGTTCCTTTTTTTATTTCTTAATTGTTTGTTATTTGATAATTCAACTATTTGTTCAACAGTTTCTTGATATTTATCTCTTTCATTATATATAAAACAGTCTAAGTCATAAAAACTATCTCCTTGAATATGATAATTATTTTGTGCCCATTGTTTATCTACAACAACAATCATGCCAATGTTTATCATTTCTAAAGTAGAATATTCTATTATATTACTATACTCTTCCTTTTTTAAATTAAAAAAATTAGCACCAAACATATTGTTAGATAATAATTCTAAAGTTGGTATTCTATCATAAGGACCATAAACATGTAAATGATCTAAGTCTTGGCTATCTATAATACTTTTACTTCTATATTTTATATTGCTATGTTCAGGCGATTTTAAATCTTTAGAGTTAGTAACGAAGAATTTTGTTTTAGCTCCAATAGATTTTTCTATACCTCTAGCTTCACATATTATTTCATGTTTAGATAATAATGGTTGTAAATAAATCATTCTATCAGGCTCTTTAAATGTAGCAAATCTACCTAAATAAGACATTTTTTTTCTTTGTTCTTTTTTAATTAAAAAATCTAACTTACTAAAATCATGACCATTATTAAAAAATTTAACAGGTGTATTAATACCAATTTCTTTTATTTTTTTATAAAACACAGTTCCTTTACCAAAAGTAAAAGCACAATCCATTTTTTTTACTGTTTCCCATAGATTGTAATTTCTATTTAAAGAATGTATTTTATGATCATTTTGAAAAATAATTTTAATAGGTTTATCAACACCAACTACAAGTTCGTTAAAAAACTTTTCTTTATATGAATTAGAATTTGATTTACTTGGTAATGATTGATAAAAAACAATATCACAATTATTTAATTGTTGCTTTATATTATTTATTTTATCGTTTTTAAACTCTATTATTTTAGTTTGTTGAGTATTTTTCCTACCCCATTTTTTATCTAAAGTAGCATAAGACTTACAGTTATACCCTTGTGATAATAAATAGTTTTGAAATTCAGTTGCAAACCTAGTAACGCCACAACCTTCAATACCTCTTCCTAATAATATACCTATCTTCATTTTTTATTATAATTGTTTAAAGCTGCTAAATAAGCAACTGCATCTAATAAATTGTCTTCTTTGTGATTATAAGATTGTCTAGATAACTTTAAAGCTACAAGACACATATACATATCTTGTGGTGTAATAGTTTTACCAGTAGCTCCTGATGCTATCATAGCTGCTCTTTCCATTCCTTCTGAAAATGGACCGTACATACGTTCTTTTTCTTCTGAACGTTCATTTATAATCTTATTTGCTTCTTCTAATATATTCATTCTTCTTCGTCTGTTTGCTGTTTATCTATAATAATCTTTAATGCTTCTAATTTTATATACATTTGTGATACTATGTTTTCTAGTCTAAGTATTCTTTGTAGTTGTGTATATTTCTTTTTATTCATAACTTTCTAATATTAAGCATTCAATGTCATGTAATTGTTCTTCAGAAAGTAAATCATAAATGTCAATACCATTAACAGTTACACTTTCTATATAAGCACTATGTGGTGAACCCGGATAATCCCAAGTTTGTGGTTCTGCTTCTTCGTAACTATATTCAACAAATAAAGCTACATCACAATAATTAATAATCATAATTCGTATTGTTTTAGTTTATCTTCTAATTCTTCTAATTGTTCTTGTAATTTACTAATAATTTCATTTTTTTGAGATCTTATTAAACTTACTTTTTTATTTAATATATCATTCTCAACTTGTAATCTATTTGTAAATATACCAATCTCTGTAATACTTTTAACACAATTAGTTATGTCTTTATTATTTGGTTTTTGTTTTTGCCATTCTAATAATTTATCTATTAAAAAAGAATACCAAACTTGATAAGATTGTTTTTGAAGTAAATTCATACTGACTTACCTATTAAAAAACCTACTACTGCAATACCTAAAAACATTAATATTAAAATTAATTGCATTATAGTATCTCTTTGTCTCATCAATTTACGTTCTTGTTCTTCTAGTTCTTTTTGTGTATAAACTTCTATTCTGTTTTTTCTTGTTTGGATATGTAATCCTGTCTTTGTCTTTTTCATTTTATATTTCTTTAGTTAAACTATAAATAGCGAAAGGTGTTTGAATTGAGCCACATTTTTTTAATGTTTGTAAAGCTGTACCTTCAACATAACATCCACTACCTTCTGTTCTATTAATTAATTCTTGTTCATTGGTTTCAAACCAATCTATTTTGTCTTTGTATGTTTTATAAATTTTCATTTTATTGTATATTAAATATTACGTCTCTTATATATTGAGCTCTATTAAGTAATTTAGTTTCTGTTTCTTTTGGTAATGTTCTTACAAGCATATTAGCACTTAGTGTAGATTCTATGTCTCTAAGTTCTTTACGTAAGTCTGTTAGTTGTGTTCTCATTGTTTTGTTATTTTGTTTTGATAGTTAATAGCTTCTTCTAGGTTATTGAAGTAATATATTTCACATCCTAATTTATTAATTACTGAAAGTTCAAATGATGTTCTGTCTTTGTTTGTTCTTAATCTTGTTTTCATTGTTTTTGTTTTATACTGCTAATATACAAAACAATTTAACATTATAAACAATTTTTTAACTATTTTAACAAAACTTTAACATTTATCATATAACTTATCTATATCTTCTATCCATTGAAGTAGTCTTTTTGGATTACAAGAACAAGGCTCATAATATTTATGTTTATAGTATTTGGCATGTAAAGTACACAATAACTTATATTGGTCTTTGCTAAGTTTATCTTTTACCTCAGCTTTAAAACGTTTCCAGTTATTTACATCTATTTGTTCCATAAGTCTAAATCTATATCATTCCACTCATCACGGCGTCTATCACATCCGCAATCTTTATTTAATAATTTACTAATTTTTTTAACTAACCAATGTATACCTGTATAATAGGTAAAATAATAAAATAAGTCTCCAAGTTTCATAACTGATCTTTTATAAATTTTTTTGTTGTTCTATATGTGTTGTATAATGATATATAGCTTATTCCTGTTTCTCTACTTAAACTAGCAACACTTTTACCACTTGCTATTAATTCAAAAACTTTTCTATCATACCAATATAATTCATTAAGTATTTTATCTACTTTGTTTTTATTTTCAGCCCACTCAATTTCATCTATATTCGATTCATCTATTTGCTTTAATTCTTTTATTTGTTCTAAATATATCTTAATTTTTTTTGCTTCTTTTTTATGTATATTCAAATAAATACCTCTTAAAACTTTATAACAATAATAGTGATTAATATCACCTTTATAAGATATATCTAATCCTTTATGTATATCTAAATGAATTTGTATATACATTTCTTGTACAACATCTTCTGCTAAACTAGGATTACAACCAAATGACTTTACTATGTTTATCCAATCTTTATGCTTTAAATAAGCTAACTCTACTAAAGATTTCATTTCATTATGTTAATTTTTTATTTGATATCACAAAGTACTTTAGTGGATCATATATCTCACCAACTACAAATGGTAGACCAAATTCATTAATACTAAAACTAAATGTTTCAAAAGCATATCCTCTTGAATTTTTACAACTCACAGTTATCCATTCTTTATTAACTGTGTTTGCTTCTAATTGAATTTGTGTCTCTGTTTTTTTCATTAAAAAGCTTCCTAAATGTCCTGTTGGTTTGTCACTACCGTAATTGCTATGTATAACTGTTACTATATGGCATTTATATTTAGCACTCCATTCCATAATTTTTTGTACACATAAATTAGATTCTTCTAAATTGTTTACATCTGAAACTAAATCAGCAATACCATCAATAATAATTAATCCATTTTTATCTTTATTTTCTTTTAAACAATATTCTATAAATTGCATACGCTGTTTATAGTTTATAGTTCTTAAAGCATATGTGTGATAACAACCTAAGTCATGCATATTAGCCATATCTTTTACTCTTTTAAAAACTCTTTGACTATGCCAATGACCTTGCTCTGTATCAAAATGAATTAAACATTTATTATCTCTATGTCCTAACATTTGTCCTCCAAAATTATTACCACCACTTAAATAAACTGAAGCTAATAATGATATAAAAAAAGTCTTTTTAGTTTTTGGAGGAGCTTGTACAAATGAAAAGTTACCGTACGTACCTATTGGAATTGGGAATTTTTTTTCTCCACTTTTGGTTTGAATAGTAGTTTCACCAAGACTTAATGCTATAGGAGGATATTCCATAAATTCATTAGTGTCAATATAACACTCTTCCTTTATTAATTCCATTAACATATTATCTGTGGTTTTTTTTTCTGTCATAATATATTTTGTCTTGTTTTTGTTAATATACAAAAAAAAAGAGAAGTCATTAACCTCTCTAAAAAAAATATTTTGTTTTATTTTATTTTAAAAAGGTAAATCAGCAGTTTCAGTAGTATTTAATTCTACTGTTTGTTGTTGATTTTCTCTTTCAGCATTTACAATACTTCCATTATTCCAAACGACTTTACCGTTTCCAATGTAGGTTTTTTGTTTTTTAGCTTCTCTTTCTTCCTGTGTTTGACTAACATAGATACTTGTATTGTTTCCATATCTTGTTTCGTCATTTACAGACATAGTTAAATTTACATACACGGCTCCATCTTTGCCTGCTATAAATTTTTCTTTAGGTAATTTGTCTACTCTTATTGAGTAAGTAATTATTGCACTCATATTTATTTATTTTTTAAATGATTCTGATTCGTCTTCTCCAAATACTCCAAGTTCATAAAAACCTGTAAGCTTTAAAACCGCTCTACTCATTGAACGTTTCTCTGCCATTTCAGCAACATACCAACTATTAGTATTTCCGTCTTTAAAACTTGTACCTTTATATGCACTACCAAAAGTTTCTATACGTTTACCATCTTTTTCTGCATTTGCTTTAAATACCGCAAAATTTGGTTCACATTTAATAACTTCATAGTGTACATTAATTTGTTCCATTGCTTGTATTTTATCTATACCTTGCCTTGTAATAATAGTATAATGTTGATGTTTGAAAAAATCTTCTTTTGCTAAATTATATTTTTGGTATAATTCTTTTAATTTGTCTCTATTCATTGTTGTTTATTTAAATATTCTACTTCTAAAATTGATTCTAAATATCTTACTCTATTTTCTAATGCTTCTATTCTGGCATTTAAAAAATCTATTGTTTCGTTTGAGGCTACTCTTTTTACGTCTTCGTAATGTGTCATGTTATAAATTTTCAAAATAAATAAAAGGGTTCATATTACCAAATAAATATCCTAAATTTATTATGCTAGAATACTTTAAATCTCCAACAAAACATTCTTTTTCTAGTGATTCTACTACACAACTAACTAAATCTGGTTGTGATGTGTTTTTAATTTGAATAAGTTCTTTGTAATGTGGTTTAAGTCTGTCATATAGACTAATCATTTTGTAATTCATATTTCTAAGTTTTATGTTATTTACTACAAATATACAAAAAAAAATTATATAAACAGTTTTTTAACTAAAAAAAAACCACCCTTTTTAGAGTGGCTTAATTTGATTGGTTACAATCTAAACATAAAACAAAGACAATTTTGTAATACAAATATATTTATTTATCTAGGTTATCAGTTAATTCTTTATATTTACTTATTAACATTTCTAAATCAATATTATCAAACTTAATAACTTGTTTTGATTTTATAAATAATTCTTCTGCTAGTCCTTTATGGTATTTTTCATCTAAATGCTTAGCAAATAAATATTGTTCACCATATCTAAACACGTTACAACCTGCACATTGTACTTGGCAATTTAATTCTGTTATTTTATCATTGTCATCTAATGTACCAAATCTAGTAGCATAATTTTTACGACTTTGAAAATGTCCGCATTGTAGTTTTTTCCAATGGTCCTTTTTACCACAAGTAAAACATTCAGCTATATCATTTTTTGCATAACGTCTTCTAATGTATATACTAAAAACATTATCAAGTTTTTCTATTAGCTTTTTTCTTTTGGATTTTTTTGCCACGCGTGTGTATATTATAATATTATATATATATTATTATATACGTAATATATATAATAATTAAATATAATTAAATATATTTATTTTTTAAAATTTTTAGTAATTTTCTCAGCACTTCTTGCACCAAAATATCCACCGTAAACTAAAAGTAATAACGAAGATAGTAAATCTATCCACTCAGATGATATTCTAAACACTTCTAAGGAACTATCTAGTATTATATATATAAATAATGTAAGAGTTAAAAAAGCTAAGCTTAAAGGTCTTATATTTTTACTTAACCAACTATCTGAATTCATGTCTGCAACCCAACGTTTTGTTGTTTCTTGCATTTCAATCATATCATACCTTAATTCTTCTAACAATAATTGCTTATCTGTTTCTGATAACCCTGTGTCTCCTTCTATTTTAGATGCTAATTCCTTTAATGAATCTATGCCAGTTATATTTCCTGCAACTGTTAATATTTCTGGTGCAACTTCTTTACCTTGTTTTACAAGCCATCTTAAAGCATCCCCTACTCTTGTAGTTCCATTTTTCTTTTTATACTTACCTGCCATCCCAACGAGCTTTTACTTTACGAATATCATAATGTATAAAGGTATCATACAATCCAAGTCCACCTTGTAACATATGTCCTAAATCTATTAAGTCTTCTATTATTTTATATACTTCAGCTGGTTTTAAACTTTGTATAGTTATATCTGCTGCTTTACCTAATAAATGTTGTGATGTTTTTGAGCCACCTACTTTAGCATTATGCTCTGGACATCTATATCCGCTATTTATTTTTATAGGTCTACCTGTATAAGTTCTTAAAAATTGAAGTTGATTAGCAAGTTTAATAATGTTTTCATAAACATCAAATGGCATTTCACAACCACCTTTGCATTCAAATTCTTCTATTTTAAAGTTTTTTGTCATTCTTTTTTTTATGTGTATCGTAAATCTTTTGCAATGTATATGCAATAGATACCAAAAGAAGTATAATTTTCAAACTATTCTCAACAGCAGTAAAACTAACGCCTAAAGTAACAACGTTTAAACAAGCTAATTTTATATCCTCTAAACTCATATCATTAAAGACTTTAAAAAGTTATTCCATTTTGCAATTAACCAAAATTTAAACTGCTCTAACTTGTCTGCTAAATACCTTAGTCCTTTAATCATTTTATTACATTTTATTTGTTTGATAATCCACCCCATAAAAGCTGTGTATTCCATTACCATCTGCTACTGCAACTGCATAGGATTTCCAACCATAAGGGTGTTCTTCTATTCCTTTCCACATAACGTCTATGTGATATTTTTCACTTAATACATTTGGTGTTATCTCATTACCCTCTGCATCTTCTTCTCCTTTTTCTATAATGATATTACCAAGTTTTACTATAGCGTGTGGATGATTCTCTGCTAAAGCATCTATTTTACTATTTGCTTGTGCCTCATCTACAAACTCGTATTTACCTATCTTTATCATAATGTTGTAAGTGTTTCTAATTCGCTTTGAGTTAATACTCTATCATATATTCTTGCATCATATACTTTACCCTCAAAAAATCTTGATGTACCAAACTCACTTGCAAAATTAAATTCCTCAAATCCTGTTGGCACAACTCCACTTGTATCGGTATTCTTTAACACACCATTAAAATAAATCTTAAACTCATTCTCTTTAAAAGAAATAGCTATTTTATTTTTTTGGTTTTCTGTAACATCTGCAATAGTATAGTCAGCTTGTGTACTACCATTCCATACAGTTATTCTTATAGTACCAAAAGTAGGTGTACTTGCTTGAAACTGAAACCTAATAAAATCACTACTTGAGTTGTCTGATAACGTTATATTGTTATAAGTGTTTAAAGGTTGTCCGTAGTTATTTACATATAAGTAAATTGTACCCTCTGTAATATTAAGTAAGTTTGCATCTCCAGCATCTGTACATTTATCTACTTCTCTTGTTGTTGCAGTACCATCAGTTATAATTGTACTACTTGCATAAAAACAATCTATCTCTACTTGACCACCCCATACAGAAATATCTATATCTGCACTTGTTGAATGTGCATTTGGATTTGTACCTAAGTATATAAATTTAGAAGTTGATGCACCTCTTGTAGCTGATACATTTATACGAGTCCATTGAGGAGTTATAGTATGCTTAGTTGTAGAACTTGCATTACCATAAAAACTTATGTCTTGATTTACACCTGTATTACTCTTTACCCAAACACTTCCAAAATAAGTACCATTTCCTGTTGTTGTTGTAGGAAATTCTATTA